ATAACTTAAACGAGGTTGAACTTCTGAATTCTCTGAGAAGAATTTTTTTCAATAAAGACCGGATAGTAGATTATTTTATGTGTGTATACCGATTTTATCGCCACACTCAACTTGTTCGTGGGCCTTTTGAGAATGACGAAGAAATAGCTGAGCGCGAACTATTAGGAAATCGAGTAGGATATCTACTTGGAGATATATCTAAAGAAAGATGGAAGATTCTGACTCAACGCTTAGATAAAAAGAACAAGCTTAGAAAGAACAATAATAACATTTGGAATTTAATTGAAACCGTATTACTTAGCTTTTTGGAAAAACTCAAAATTTTACTAGAAACTTCAAATAATTTAACTGATTATAAAAATCTAACCATTGATATAAATAATTTTAGAGAATACGCAAACGAAAGTTTTATAAAGGTGTCAAACATTTTTAATTCCACTACGTGTCCCGGAATAGACAAGGACTGGTATCAGATTTCAAATTATAAAGAATATCTCAAAAAAAAAGTAAATGTAAATGTAGATGTAGAGATATAATAAATTGGGTAACATTATCTATTCATACACATAATAGCCATAGCAGAATAATTATGAAGATCCATAAGCGTGTCTTTCAATGTTTCATCCGTGACATTAATTTCAATACCTTTCGTGGTAATATTAGTAAATCTAGAAAGTTTATCGTTTATTCTCACTAAGACGCCTACTACTCCATGCGTAGCAAAAGCATCTCCATAATCGGCATTCTTTTTCTCAAAAATTTTTAGACATTCTTCTTGTATACATTTCAATTGATCAACTCGGTTCATTATAATAAATTTAGTATAATTAGCTTTATAACAATTTATTAAAGCTAATTATAATTATTGTTAAAAAATTTAAAGATTAAGGCACTGATTATAATACACCAGTGTAAACAATGATGAATTGTACGTGCGGTATTCCAGCTTTTTATTACGAAACTATAAAATCGGATAACTTAAAATATTCTGTGTATAAATGTGGAACTTTGTCTTCAGAATCAAAAAGGGGTAAATGTGTTTTAAATGTAGAAACGTTAATAAGTAAAATTAAAATTCCATGTCGTGAATTGATTTGTCAGGAAATCGAATCAGATAAAATCGTTGATACAAAAAAAGAAATTTACAAAAACTTAGAAAAATATATATATTTATTAGAAATATCTAAAAATAATTATGGAATGAGTAAAGACAATTACATTTCTAATATTAATTTTATTCTTAAAAAATTAACTCTTCCACTTTTTTTTGAAAAAAATGAAAAATTGATGTCTCTTAAATTTAGAATATACGATATTCCTTCTGTAAAAATTCCTAAAAAAACGCTATACCCAATTTCTATATTAGAAATTCCTGAAAATTTGAAAATAAAAAATAAAAAACTGATTCGTAAAAATAAAATAATAACTAATAAAAATCCCAATAAAATCACTGTTTCAAGATTAGTTCTAGAACCTAAAGATATTATAGATAGTATTAAAAAATTAGAAATCAGATCAGACGCAGATTCTGGATCTGATTCCGGAAACGAAGACGATAATTCATTTGATATCGACAATTCAAATTCAGAAATGGAGGACAATTTTTGTGAAGATGGCGGTGAAATGAGTGATTAAATATCTTTTACAATTTTTAAATGATTGAATCCTTTTTAAATGACGAAAATAAAAATAAAATTAGAAACGTTATTAACGACTTTATTTGGCCGATTAAAGTATATGCTATTATTATTGTATTTATTCTTATGTTGAATACATTTTATATTTATAAAGTATACTGTTCTAATATTTATTTAAAAACTATTTAAAAAAATAACGTAATTTAATTTAAAGTTACTAAAATGTTGAATGTTAGTGATAACGAAATTCTTCTTTTTAAACACGAGGTAGAAGAATTTAATAAAATAGAGACAGAAATTAAAAATTTGAAATTAAAAATTAAACCTCTTCAAGATAAAATTAAAGAATTAATGAACATTAAAAAAGAAAAACAAAGTGATGTTTTGGCTTTTATGGAAAAGAATGAATTGGATATATGTAACACGAATACAGGTACTATAGAACTAAAACAAGGCACTATTGTAAAAGCTATTAAAAAGGCAGATGTTTACGACAGAATTCTAAAATTTTTTTCATATGATTTCTCCAAAACTGATGGTATGAACAGTGAAGAAAAGGCAAAATTTCTACATAACTACATATATGTAGAAGACAGAGAAAAAACGGAATCTAAGTCTTTGAAGTGTAAGTAAGTAAATGAAAATGTAAATGAAAATGTATTGTAATTAATACTCAAATGGTTCTTTAGTTAAAATCTTACCGTATATACTAAGGTCTACGTCTGAATCTAAATCCGAATCAGATTGTGAATATAAATTTTTATTATTTTTTTGAGTTTCTTGTAGCTTCCTAGTCAATTTTTTAAAATATTCGTCGATAGATAAATTTTTAATTAAATTATCTCCCCCAATTTTAATTAATGCTATATCTCCATTAAATCTATCTTCTGTGAAATAAAAAATAGTCCTATTTAGTTCATTATTTAAATCGCTATCATGTAAAATAATGTAGTTTTCGTATTTTACATAATTGCTAAATTTTAATTTTAAGTTTAATTCCGGATCCAAATTAAATTCATTAGTATCTGTAAAATTTTTACACTTCGTAGATCTTTTTTCAATTTCTCCGTTAATTTTAAATAAAAGAAAATTTTTCATTTACCTGTATGGTATACTATAATATAGTAATATTTATAATATTGATTTTTAACGTGTTAAAAATTTTAAATTTATATAAAAGCAGTAATTATATATAAGTATAAGCATATGGCAGATCAGGGCGATAACCGCCAATGGTCTAATAAAATCAAAGAAAAGGTTAAAAATGCCGATTTAAATGAAATCATGTCCTTTTATAAAGATTTAACAATCAAATGGGCTATAGACCCAAAAGATATTGTAAGCGGAGCCTGTAAAAATTTTAACATCACAGACATAAATGCAATTGATACAAGTATACTACGGGACGAATTAGACCACGCGATGCTTGAAACTACTATTATTTATGGAAAATTTAAAAGCACGGTTCCCGAGTATGAACAATACATGTCTAACTGGGACAAAATTTATGAAGTAATTTCATATAGTGAAAAACTTATAAGAGTTATTTATCTTCTATCTAAAACAAATACAGAATCACACAATCCTCTTTCAAATGAAGATCCGGATATGTTGTCTAAATTCAGTAGATTTACAGATGAATCTAAAAAAACCCCGTATCAGATGTTTCTTTTATATTTTTTTGAAAAAATTCAAGAAGAAGGTTTTACTAGATATGGATCTAATCTTTATAAACCTATTATCAAAAATGGAAATAATACACATGCTTGGAAAAAACACTGTTCTATAAAAGAATATATTTATAAACAGAGCGATCATAAGGTAAATTTTAATCAATGGAAAAATGCTACAGCCAATGGAATTAGTAATATAAATAACGCAGAGAGGTACTTTATGGAATATGTAGGACCTGAATTACCTGAACTTTTCAAAGATAGACACCTTTTTGCATTCAAAAATGGAAATTATATTACTAAATGCAATATTTCACCACCTGGTGAAATTCCTGTATACAAAGATATTTTTGTACCATATGGAGAAACACATCCATACATTACAAGCTATGTAGTAGCGTGTAAGTATCATGATTCTGTATTCAATAATTTCGAAGAATATGAAGACGATTGGTTTAAAATTATAGATAGCTGCCCAACTTTTAAAGAGGTATTGAATTATCAGGAATTTCCAGAAGAAATACAAAAATGGTTGTGTATTTTTATGGGAAGAATGTGTTTTGATATTGGCGAATTAGATAATTGGCAGGTACTATTATATCTACTCGGTCAGGCAGGAGCTGGTAAAAGCACGATCTTAATGAAAATTTTACAAAAGTTCTATGAAGAGGAAGATGTTGGTATCATTTCAAACAACATCGACGCGAAATATGGAATTAAACCCCATGTTAATAAATTCATGGTTATAGCCCCCGAAATTGCTGAAAATTTCAAGATGGAGCAGACAGATTGGCAATTGCTAGTTGAAGGGGGTAGAAATACATATTCTGAGAAATATAAAAATGATGAAACTATAGATTGGAAAGTTCCGATGACTATGGGTGGAAACAAGATCATGCGTTATAAAAATAACTCAGAGAGCGTGTCACGAAGAACTGCTGTAATTAGTTTTTGGAAAAAAGTTAAAAATACAGACACTGAAATTGAAAAAAAACTAACAAGAGAAATTCCTTTTATTTTAAAATTGTGTATCAGAGGATATTATGACGCATTATCGACTTATGGTAAAAAAGGAATTTGGAATATTTTACCAGCATATTTTCATGAAAATAAAGAAGATATGGAACAAACTACAAATTCTCTGCAACATTTCTTAAAATCTGGAAATGTTGTTTTCGATAAAAATTTATATATTCCAATGAAAGTATTTTCTCAGGCGTTTAATGAACATTGCCGAGAAAATAATTTGCCGAGAGAACAATTCACAAAAGATTATTATATGTCTACATTTACTAATAATGACATAAAAGTCGTTTCACAGGGTACTAGAGAATACCCGCAAAAATCTGGTACAATTCTCAAGAGAACCACTTTTATAGTAGGTATCGATATATCTAGCGACGAAAATTTATTAGATGATCCAGAATAATATTCGTTTTAAATACACGTTTTAAATACACGTTTTTAAATATTTTAAATAATTAAAATGGATTTTGAATTAGGTAATCAGTATTTAATATATATCGCTATTTTGCTCTGTTTAAATATTATTTTATTTTACCTGTTTTATAAACTATATTCAAAAACTAATGATAATTCAGATAAATTAGAAAAATTAGATAAACTTTTAGCCGAAATCTTCATAAATAAAGAGAAGCAATCTACAAAAGAATCTACAAAAGAATCTACAAAAGAATCTACAAAAGAATCTACAAAGACTAAGCGGGCAAAAATCGCAGCTGAAGAAAAAAAAGAAGTACCTGATACAGTTACGGAAAATGATAATGATAATGATAATGATAACGTTAATGATAGTGTAAATCTTGATGATTAAGATATTAAAAATGAATCATTGTCGTTTATAATTTTTAAAAAATTCTTGTATATATTACAATATTCAAGAATATCATTTCCACCTGTAATCATTACGCTTCCAGATCTGAATATTAAACAGGTAGTAGCCCCAATTCCGTTCGAATTATAAATCTTTAAATTTATAGCAGGGTATTTATTTGGATTAAAAGAATATCTCTTTATGTAAGATAAACTCTTTTCATCAAAAAATTTACACAAACTTGACTGTTTTATATTTTTATCTATTCTAAAATCGGAATTAATCATACATATTTTAACGTTAGAAATATATGCTTCGCCTTCAAATGCTTGTAGGGTGGATAACCTTTTATATATTTTTCTAAAGCCATAAGCCATCGAACATACGTTTAAAACACCAGCCATCTGCATTTTACCATTTGCGAATATTTTTACAGATATTTTGGTCTTACTCTGATATTTCACACCTATATAACAATGTATACAGTTGTAAAATTTTTTTTTAGTTAAATTACAACCGTAAAAATCTGTATATTTTTTAACATCTATTCTACTGTTGAAATTACATACAGCCGTAATTGTAGATATCGACCAAGGTTTTACTAATGAGAATTTCGAATATTCAGATTCAGATTCAGAGGTTTCCGCGAAACTACGACACGTTTTATCGAATATTGAGAAACTTTCGTTACAAATACATTCTGTAAATTTACATTTAGGATCACAAATTTTACAATTTGCCATTATTCACACTCTTTATATCCCAGTGTCCTTTATATTGAAATTTTTAGCAATAATTTTTTTCAACAAAATTTATATATTCTAATAATGTATTATTTTTAATAGATTCTTTACACGAGTTTAAAACTATTATAAATTCTTCTTTAGGATATCTTTTAATAAGATAATTTATATAATATATAAATCTTGGTAATACATTTTCATAAATTAAACTCAAGCTTGAAGTATCTATATATTCGAGCTCTTTTATTATATCATAAAGACAGTATGCTATGATATTAAATTCAGCATTTTTAATCATGCCTCTCGATATTAGTGTTTTATTTGTATATTTTCCATAGTAATAATTAATCATTGAATTTATTTCTACTATTTTTTTATCTGAGATTACTTTTCTAGTACACGGATCTCTAAAATCCCCTGTCTTTTCAAAATATGAAACTATAGTTTTAAAATCGTAGTAAAAAAAATTATTATTAATTTTAAATGAAACGAATGGGTATATTAAAATTTCGCTACATATCGGACATTCTAAATTCAAAATAAGTTTATTTCTAAATTTTCTTTGTATTATTTTAATCGCGTTATAATTGTTTAACAAACTCAATAAATTTTTTTTATTAATTGTTGATATATATCTAATATTATATATTTTAGCTATTCTACGAAGTATTTTTACAGTGAATATTTTAGAAAATTTTATTAGAAACATATAACTTTAATTTTATATAAATCAAAGTTATTAATTACTAAAATTAAACCGTTTAAAAAAAAAATATATTAATTAATTATTGAAATAAATGACATCGTTCAAAATTTCAAAAAAACCGATTCATACCGATTCTAGAACTTCTATTTTAGAAAAGCATGAAAAAAAAATAGTTGAAATTGAATCTAAAAAGGAAAAAATAAAAACCTACAAAGAAGAAATTGATGCCCTAAAACTATGTGGTACACCTTTAAATTTAGAAAAAATAAAACTTTTGGATGAAAAGATAAAAAAAATAGAGTCAAACGACGAACTAGCTGAATATTTATTTAAAGCACTAGATTTTATTAAAGATTTAGATAGTTCTGAACAGCAATTAACAGAAAATGAATGTTCAGGAGATATTTCTAAATATATACAATTAAACTCTAAAAACAATAAAGAATTATTATATAAAAACTATATACTCAAATGTTTTCCAGAAGAAAGTTCTGGATATGTTAATGGAACGTATTATAATTATAGATGTATAGAATGCGGAGATAAATTAATAAACGATCAATCTGTTGGAGTAAATGTTTGTTATACATGTGGGTCTATAGAGAATTTTAATGTATCCGACACTAGAGAATGGAATCATTCTGAAACACATGAGTATAATAAACCGTATTGTTACAAAAGAACTAATCATTTTAAAGAATGGATATCTCAAACTCAAGGACGCGAAGGTGTAAGTATTCCAGAAGAAATAATAAATAGCGTTATTTTAGAAATTAAAAAAGAAAGGATTACAGACAAAAATAAAATAACATACGATAAAGTCAAGGAATTTTTAAAAAAACTAAAGTTCAATAAATATTACGAGCATATTCCAAATATAATTACACGAATAACTGGAGAAAAAAGAATTATTATAAATCAAGACTTAGAAACTAAACTTTTGAAAATGTTTAACGAAATTCAAGGTCCATTTAAGAAGCACTGTCCGACGACGAGAAAAAATTTTTTGAGTTATTCGTATACACTTTATAAATTTTTTCAACTTTTAGAAAAGAACGAATATCTCAAATATTTCCCTCTTTTGAAGAGTCGTGACAAAATGTACGACCAAGATGAAATATGGAAAAATATATGTAAAGAATTAAATTGGAAATTTATTAGTTCTATATAATTAAGTAAGCCATTTGTGATACAAAAATCCAAAAAAACATTAAACAAGATACAGTCAAAATTGATAAAAGAAGATAATATAAATATTTAGTAATTTCAGATATCATTTGAGATAACTAAATATTTATATTCACATTTACACATTTACACATTTATTTACATTTACACATTTATTTACATTTAATACATAGCTAAAGTGGCAGCACCTCCCTTATAAAGTACAGTAGTTTCTCCTACACAAGTTACTGTAATACCAAAAGTAGTAAGCTCTTGGGGTCTTCCTGTAGTTATACCTGTAGGTGTTGCACTAAATCTAAGTAATAATCTAATGCTGTCGAATCTATTTAATGGCACAGAGGAACCGGAGAATGCAGTAGACGCTAACGGGAAAACTAATGGAGCTCTTTCGAATCGACCCAAATTTTCAATATATTTACCTCTCTGAATGTGAGGATTTACTAGGGATCTCCCGGAATAGAGATGTAGACTTTCCGCCATGTCATTCCTTAGCAAAAGGGCTGGGATACTTCCGGAAAACGACGAAGAATTTAACTTAAGTTCCGCTGAGATAATATTCGCACCTACAAAATCTCCGCTAATTATTAGATGCGATGCATATAGCGAAAACGAGTCTAGGTCTATAGTTTTTTCATTACTTGTAGGCAATTCTGCTGTAATAGACTGACTCATTTTAATTCTAAATGGCAAACCATTGGGTACGGATCTAATTTGGTCTCTTTCTTCTTTACATAACATAATTTGCTTTCCAAATAATCTCGCACGCCCGATAGTCAATGTTGCGACATTGACTTTTGAAGCGACAACGACAGGGCTGCCGGTAGTTGTAGCGATGTATCCTTGAACTAGACGTCTAAATGGATAATAGTCTCCTGCGGCGTCCTTTACGGAAACTGTGGAAGTGGCGACGATAGGCAAATCGAATGAGGCACCATTCGTGTCTAATTGACCAGTTGAAAGCGTTTGACCAGACACTGCTGCGTAGGTGTTAGCGGTTGTGTTTATCGCGGCAGACGCGATATCACGAAAATTTCCAACAGCCGAACCTGTTGTAAATGTTACCTTGATTTTAACAGACTGTTGTGGAGCGGCGGCCATCATGTAACCATTTTCAGTAATATTGTAGAATTTTCTAAGCGGAGCGGATAAATCAGCAGACATTGCGGGTATCCACAATACACATCTTACTTCCTCTGCTGTGCCACCAGCGGGTGCTTGTGTAACCGAACTAGCATCTGCGGGAAAGGTAACGTTGTCGCGATCTCCTACAATAAATCTTTCAGACGCAATTGGTTTACTTAGTATGTCCGAACAGCTTTCAGCTTTAGATGTTTGAGTTAAAACTTTAATATCATTTCCGGTTAATGTGTGCCAAATCTGAGTACCAATCATAAATTCTACACGATCAATTAATTTGTATTGAAAATTGTGATCTAATTCGAAATCCATAAGGCATCTCTTATCGGCGGTGTCGGTACCTGTTGTTAAAGTAACGTTAAGAGTCAGATCTAAGTATAAATCTCCCAATACATCTACGTCGTTATTAACTGTATAAATTCTAGAAGAACCAAATGTATTGGACGTCCCAGAAGATCCAGAACTTACAATTTCTACAATGCTCGACCCGTGTAGAAGCTGTCTTGTTGTATCGTGCTTTGTCCAAAAAACAGACATAATATCTCCCGTATCGTTGATCTTATTAGTTACAGCCAAACCCTGGGTTCCTGCGCCGTTATAAGCAGCGTGGGCAGCGACGGCACCAGACATATTATATTATTTAATAATATAAAAGAAAATAATTTTAAATTAAATACGTATTTAATTTAAAATTATTTATT